AAAGCCACATTAGAACCAACAATACTACGGCTGTAAGCTGTAGGAGTGGTGGAACTAGCAACAGTAGCGCAGACCTTGAACACAGCACTAGGATCATCCACAACAAAGGCAAAAGCCATAGCTGTTGAAGTTGACGTAGAAGCTGGGTAAGCTTGTGCAAACGTAGGTTGACTCAACGAATTGATGTAAGAACATCCAACCAACACGCCAACAATGTTACCTGAGTCAGTTGTACTAGCGGCGACAATGTAGCCGTTAGTGTCAACCTTAACGGTGTCACCGTTCAGGATTGCTGTTGCGTAGGAAGGCGCGATTGGGATTTGACGGATCGCTCCGGCGTAGGGAAGACCATCCAGTCGATTGACTGGCTTGAAACCATACGTCTTATCAATGGTAGGGTATGCCATCTATAGACTCCAAAAGTTAAATACCTTTTCCGAAACTGACCGTGGACTTACGTTCTTTGAACATAGGCATCCTCGGATCATTTTCGCGCATGAAAGTATTGTCCACTGATTGCATTTGCGCTTCCGCTTGTTGGCGGTAGTATGCATCACGCTGTTCAGTAAACTCTACTGGGGTTTTGCAAAGCAACAAACCACCTACTTCAATACTGTCTGGGAATTTCGCCGCCGTAGCATTGAACAGACGTATCTCGGGGTGATCGGAAGCCTTAACAGGTTCCCAGCCCTCGGCAAGCTTTGAGGAATAGTTCGTGGCATCATCTTTTCCTTGCACTGCAATCCGAATCCAACGAAACGCATAACCTTCCTCCGGGTTGGGATCAGGTAGTAGTTTTGGAGGCATCCATTGTTTTGGACGTTCCATAACTTCGCGGGTACTCAAATCACGGCCTGTACGATTAGACTTTTCCATTTTCATTTCCTCATTTCATTTGCAACCGCACGGGCATACTGCTCATTAGTCAGTCCTAACCGCTTGGCGAGATTCACTTGTGACTGCGTAAGTACGATCTTTTTGGGCGCTGTACTACGGGTTGCAGGTGAAACAACATTGGATTTAGTACGTTGAGGTTTCGCATCAACGGACTCCCCGACTCCAATTTGGTCAGGGAATCTTTCGCGGATGTCAGTGTCTATACGTTTATAGTATTCGTCACTGCCAACCCGTACACCACTCTCCACAAGCTCTTCATGCAACCCTAAGGCGTATGAAGTCATCCGTTTGTTACTACCGAACCATCGATTTTGGTCTTGCCATGCAGATAGTTTTTCGTCCACGGGTGCAGGCTGTGGAGCCTGTTGTGCGATTTGTACAGGAGTTTCTTCTTCCTGTAAAGGGGTAGGTCTAAAATTATTTACTTTGTCTGCGCGGATCCTAGCGGTAGTGAGTGCTTCCTGAGCATCCAACAGCTTATCTGCATCTCCAGACTCGTAGGCTTCCTTGTAAAGACGCTTGGCCTCTTCAATTTCGCTTGTAATAACTTTCTTAGCCTGCTCCAGTAGAACAGTCTGTCCCTGATTAACAGAACCTTTGAGCTTTTTGTTCTCCTCAACCAAAGATTGAGCAAACTTAATTGCCTCATCTTTCTCTCGTTGAGCCGCTTCTTTAGCCCTGCGCTCCTCGTGATAACCCTTGGTAAAGTGTTTAAACCTATTTTTTACGCTTTCTGAGTAGGTTGCTAACTCTTCTTCCGTGGGATCCTGCGGAGCTTCCGCCATAGGAGTCCTGTACTTATCCTCTTCGGGGGTATCGTCTACCACTTCAATTTCAGGTTCAGCTTCAGGTTCTACAACAGCACCGCCTTTACGGGGGTTCTCTTCTTTCTCATCAGGGAACTCAAATTCAGTTTTTTCAATTTCAGCCATGATTTCTCCTTAATTTAGACGTTGAATGCCACGGGGGTCTTGAACCACCGCTTGCACTGAGTCATCATTAATGAGTCTCCACTCCGTACCGTGAATCTTCATGCGGGTTCCGGTGTTAGGACGTACTAACACAAAGTCTCCCACCTTACAGGACGGGCCAGAAGGGAATCGAGCTTTATCTGCAAAAGCATCAGGGCCAATCTTGGCTACAAATAACACGGGGGATAAAAGCTCCTCATGGTATATCGCAGTTGCAGATTTAAGAATTCCTGTTTCACTAAACTCTTCTTCTGCTTTGGGAAGCATACAGAGGAGGTGGTACGTGGCAGGATCGGGAACTTGTTTGGCTTTTTCTTCCGTGGACGTATTAAGCAGTCCAGTCAGATTCACCGCACTAACATCAAAGTCAGTCATCTTCATACTCTTTCGTTTTTCGCACAAGGTCAGCAATTTCATACTGCGCGGTTTGCAGACCTCGGATATTGCCGCACAGTTCTTTGTAGTGATCGTGGGATTTAGCACCACCCTCACTGACAATCTGAATCAACTGCTTGAGGTGTTCATCAAGCTTCTTGTTTAAACTTTCAAGCAGAGGATTCATCATTCACCTTTCGGTTGGTTCTTCGCGTTTAATAACATCTGAAGAAGTTGTTGTTTAGCCTGAAGATCCTGCGTTTGTTGGTTGTGAATTAACGATTGCTGGTGCTCTTGTTCGGCTTGGCGCATTTCGGCCTGATGCCTCATCGCTTCCATAGCGATTTCCTGTTGCTGGCGCTGGGCGGCCATGGCAGGGTCTTCGCCTTGCTTTGACATCAAATCCTGAGCCTTGAGCTGGAGTTCTGCCTGCTTGATGGCAAGCTCTCCCTGAACTTTTTGAGCTTTGGTCTGGGCATCTTGTTGCTTGATCTGAAGCTCTGCCTGTTGCATCTGCATGACGGGGTCTTGCATCTGTTGTTGGGCTTGTTTCTGAGCCGCTTCATTTTTGTTGATCTGGAGCAACTGAGCCGCCGCCTGAGCAACCAGCTTGGACAATTGAACTTCAATGTCCTCTGGCATCTCAATGTTTGGCTTGGGCAGAGTAGCTCCTAGGCGTTGCTCAATCTTAGATCTGTACTGGAACGCAATGTGTTCAGCTACGTGAGCCATGATTGCGGCCTGCATCTGTTGAGCCATAGGGTTTTGCCCTATCTGACCCATGACAGAAGGATCTTGCATCATGGACGTATGTACAGCAATGTGTGCATCATGATCTTGATAGATGAAGGCCTTAGTTGGTTTGCCTGTAAGGAATGCCATGTTCTCAGAGATAGGATCTCTGGGGGTCATGTCATCATCTATAGGAACTAACTTGTCTGCGTTCTTGATACCTAGAACCTCAATCATCTGGCGGTGCAGGACTGGTAAGTTGTAGATCTGAGGAGCGCCTTGAGCCAACTGGATCACAGCTTGATACTGCATGATCCGTTGGGCCATGGTTGCTGAATTCGGGTCTGAAACCGGAATGACATCCACCATGTCGTAGTCAGAGCGTTTAGCCTGTGGCGTTCCTGCTACAGGTGTGTACTCATAAGACTCTGGGGTGTAGTCTCTGATAATGGACTTTAGGAGTTTAAACTCTTGCTTCATTGAGTAATGAACACGAGCCTGAACCGCAGACATTGTTTTAAGTTGTCTCTCAAGTAAGGCCAGAGTTGTACCTACCGGGGCGTTGGCAGACATATCGCTGATGTTCATATCTGCGATGGAGCCAAGCCTTCTGCCTTCGTCTGTGATCTGATTTAGCAGAGCCAAGAGAACCTGTGAAGGCTCCTTGTATGGCAGGGCCATGATGTTCTCTTTGACTGAACCGCTTGGTACATCTACATCCCTAAACTCACCGGGATTGATTGGGGTATCGTCATCCTTAATCCTAAGTCCTCGGGTCTTTAATCCACCGGGCAGATTAGACAAAGTACCTGCGTCTACTAGCTGACGAATCAAAGATGTGCCTGCACGGGCGTATCCACCGATCAGGTGGATTAAACCAAGGCCATAAGCACCAAATCCGGGTACATAGGTGTACTGGACAAAATGCTGGCGCTTGAGTTGATGCTCATCATCCTCTTCCCAGTTGCGGCGAATAGCAAGAATTTTTGTAGTCCCACGCTCCAAGGTAATGACATAAGGAAGAGCGATACCGTCTTCATCTTCATAACCGGGCAGATCATAGTCAACGTGAATCTCATAGATTTGGTAACGGTCATCATCGGAGAGGTTGTAGCCTTGGTCTTCAGCTTTCTTCTTCTCTACGTCCGTATAAAACTGGAGGGGTTCTCCGAGTTCTTCATCTAGGTAGAAACCCGATACTTGAAGCTTACGGACATCATTCTTTGTCTTGCGCATGATGTGAGTCACACGCTCGGAGGTCATGGCACTGGACGCTCCATAGGGGATGATCACATCTTCTGCCGGGATAAAGATGGAGGCCTGTCGTCCCATGGAGGGATCGTAGTAAACCTTCTTGAAGGCCGCTCCGGCCAGACCTAAGGAGTACAACATTCTTTCATGCTCAGGGCGGTATTCAGGCATACCTTCCGTGAGCTTGTAGTTCATATCATCCTTGACACGCTCCGCCGCCTCTTCTTTGAGCTTGTCAATTGCTCCAATGATTTCCGTCTTGACTGGGCCTTGAGCAGGAAACGTTTCAATAATAGTCTCACTCTGGAAACGTACAGCGGCCTCGGTGAGGACAGTGGAAAATACGCCACAGGCTCCAAGCCAAGGCTCCGTTCTTTCTTCATACTTCATCCCCAAGACATCTAGGCCTTTGACATACATATCAACCCAGTCTTTACGGGAGTTGATGTCTGCGTCCACCATTTCGATTAAATCACTGGCAATCTTTTCTAACTCACCTGCGTCCATGTATTCAGCGAGGTTGTCTCCAAAGCCTTCCTCTTCATCGGGCATCATGTCAATTTCTACCCCGTCCATGTTTACACGCACTCCATCGGGATTTTCAATCTCAATTTCAATGGCTGGTGTGTCATCAATCTCTAGTGCGTTTAAACCCAGAGGGGCTTGGCTCAATGATTGTTCAATACTCATAATGTTCCTTAGTAGTAGGCTACTTTTCTGCGGTAGTTAATAGGCTCATCTTCTTCATCTGAGTCGATGGAGATGAAACCCCCCAGTCGAAACCGCATCAAAGCCTGACTGCTTGAGTCCACAAGGTCATCATGATCTCCGTTAGGGAAGGAAGCGAGTTCATCCATCACTTCTTCTGCCCATCGGGTATCAGGACACCAGACCATGCCGGACTCAAACAAAGCAGAGATTGCGTTTACACGCGATATCTTATCGTTTCCTTTCCCCGGCGTATACTCTGCGATAGGAATTCCCATCTTCCTCATTTCATAGATCAAAGGAGCGCCAGCCGCTCTCTTCTCAATGATCAACGTGTCTGGTTCAAACTCTTTGTATAGATCTAAAGCTCTGCGTTTGAGTTCAGGAAACTCCATACGCTCCTTTACTGCGTCCAGAAGGATGATGTTTGGCTTTAAATCACCAGATTTATTGGGGTGTTGGAAGACACCCCATGTTGTGCAGGCTGAATAGTCAGCCCGATTGTTCTTTTCAAAGGCAGTATCCCAAGATTGGATGATGTATTCACAGGCTGGGGGTCTACTTTCCTCCCAAATCATCCAATGCTCTCGTTTAACAATCGCACCTTCTTCAGATGTTGGGTTTTGTTGGTACTGAGCCTCCCATTTAGAGACTGGAAGCTCTGATTTCAGGGCTTCTAGGGCCGCTTTAGACCAAAATCCGGGCCAAAGAGGGTTTCCATTGGGCATAATCGCCGGAAAATCGATGACTTCCCACTGATCTACACCGTCTTTGCCTGCGTTTTTGAGAATCTGGCCTGTTAAATCCCTCTTAGACCACCGAGTCATCACAATAATGATGGCTCCTCCGGGCTGGAGACGCTGACGAGGGCCAGATGTGTACCACTCATACACATTATCAAAGACTGCGGGGTTACCCTGCTTGGCTTCCTGCTCTGAATGAGGGTCGTCAATGATTAAGAGATCTGCGCCCTTACCTGTAACAGCGCCGCCAACGCCGATAGCAAAGTAATCACCACCCATGTGAGTGTTCCAGCGACCTGCGGCCTTTGAATCGCTCGATAGCTTAGTCTGAAATACCTTCTGATACTGTTCTGATGAGACAAGATTCCTAACCTTTCGTCCAAA